GTCTCAACGTCTGTGATGCGAAGGATACCGTAGATACGTTTGTCTTGGATGAAATAGAGCGGCGTCTGAAGGTATTCTCTAGGAGCTGGCTTTGCGCTCACTATGAGAGATTTGGAGCCTTCGGCAATGTAACGTGCATGATTAGGGACGAGATAGATACCTGGAAGAGGTTTAAGTTTTGCCAGTTTAATGCGGAGGTTATCGGTAGCAATGCGAATCGATACACCGTATTCTTTCTCGAGTTTTTCAATCTCTTCGCGAAGCTTTTCCTTTGGCATTTCGACGATCTGTTTCCCACAATGAGTGAAAATGATGTTCTTAATGCCTGCATTTGCACACCATCGAACTTGATCGCGAATCAAAGCATGACCGTACGGTCGACCTCTTTCATCTCGTCTGATTCGGCCTGGAGCATCATAAAGATATGAGCCATCTCCAATGTAGAGGTCGAGACCCTTTAAGACCTCACGATAGTTGGGTATGAATAAGACGTCAGGAAAGTAACCGATAACTTTTCTGTTTAGACGAATGAAGAAGCCATTCGTTGGGAACTTCCAGCTATGACTTACCGGAACTGGCTTTATTTCAATATCACCAACCTTCTCCCATGTGTGTCGATGAAGCTCTTCAAAGTCAATAATGTCCCGAATTGATTTCTTGAGAGTATTCCAGACAGCAGGTAACATGTGTACATCAGTTCCGAAATCGTCTGGTGTAAAGCCCCAGGCATGATCTGAGTGTGCATGTGTCAAAGCAATATGTGTCGGCTTAATCTCTTTCAGCCTACCTTTCCAAGATTCGCCGAAGTCGATAAGCAATCGAGTATTGCCTTTCTCGATGAGAAGTGCACTATGCATTTTATGTTCTGGAGATGATTCTTCGATTTCGCCCTTCGTTCCAAGGAAGACAACTCGAGTCATTTCTAACCCTCTAGTACAACTCTGCTTGCGTCGAAATCAATCGTTAGGTCATACACTTTTGAAAGGAAAAGGATTTTCTCCTCGATTTGTTCCAATTCACGTAAGAGTTCGTAACGTCGTCTAAGCAAGAGTTCGACGAAGAAAATAGCCACTTTACGGTCACTCAAGTTTGTTTCCTCTGATACTCTGATTCTGGTGTGACAGGTTCAGGCTCTTGTACTCGTCTAACGTAATCGCTTACTATGTCTGCTTGAGTTCTTTCAGCAATTTTCCGTCCGCTTATTTGCATTTCCGCAAGCTGTTGCTTTTCTTCATCTGTAAGAGGTCGCAGTAATCCAACCTCGTTACGGAGTTCTTCAATGGTTGCGATGCCTGATGCCTTCAGGACTGCTGCTCTGCGTGCAGCCTCACTCTTCTCGAATCCTAACATCAGTTTAATCCTTATATCAATCTTGTTAAGGTCTTCGTCTGTGAATTTGCCAGGATATTTTGCTCGAATTGCCCGTCGTACCAACTCAACCACTCTTTCTTTTATGATGTCTGCAAGAGCCTCAGCACAAAGTGTAGCGTATGAAGCAACAACCAACTCGGTTGCATATGTGCCTCTTCCACGTCCAGTTACCGCAGCTTCAGGTGCTCCAACCGTAGCCATGATGCTTCGGCTTATTTGCTCAAGTAGAGGGTTAGGGTCAACGTATGAAACGTGACGAGGCTCAACATAGGTAATTTCGACGTCTTTACCGGTGATGTAGCTCTTATCGACTTCTTTTAATGGCTTCGCAATGTTCTGCTTATATTCAGCGATGTGCTTCTGTGCTGCTTCTTTCGCAGCTCTGATGCGGTCGTCAAGAGTTTCGCCGGCAAATAGATTTGGATCGAAGGCTGATAAGTCAAGTTTGTGATGCTCACGTGGTACAAGACGATGTCGGAGGATGATGTCATCGATTAGTGCTGCCAGTTTCCAGTACAAACGTGATTTAAGAGGTTCAAGGGGACTAAGTGACCATACACCGAAGGTCAAACGACCTACTGTATCATATATTAATTCGGCTTTATTGTTAAGAGAGAAGTGCACTATTTCATCTTTTGACCAGATTTGCTGACGTCCAGCTTCTAGTGACTGGGACATCTCGTTAAGAACATAAATGTTAGGCTCGAATATCTGAGCACCAGGGTTACCGATCTGACTCCGATCCTCAACTATTGTTACGTATGGAATGGGTAGCGGTTTCATATCGACAAGACCAACGCCATCTTCGATCCTAATGGCATAGATGTCGTCGCCATCGCGTAGTAAGTGGAACGCAACGCTATAAAATAGATCTCGGAACTTCCATTTCCGTTCAAGACTCGTTACAATGCGTAATAGTTCCTCTTCCTTCGGATCGAGTTGCTTGCCGAATGCGACGCCGATACCCTGATATGAGTGGCGCACCATGAGTGCTAGTCGGTTCAACGCACCATACAATTCAGGATCGATTTCTACAAATGTTCGGTAGATATCATATTTGTTACCGTACTTTATGAGTTTGTTGTAGAGCTCTAGAAGAGGTTTAAGAATAGGATATTGAATGTAAGAGGCAGTCGAAAGAGTAAGACCTGATGAACCTTTGATTAGAGCTCTTCCAGCCAACCGAATACGATTGACGACGGTTCTTACGAATGACATTAAAACACCTCCACGATGTTAAGTGGCACTGTACGTCGTGAGAGTTTACTCTCTAAAGCCCAGACTGCATTTGCGAGTGCATCTGCCACGTCTTTACTTCCACCTTTGGGATGATCGACTTTCTTTGCATTTATTATACGTAATGATTGAAGTTCTTGACGGAGAGGTTCAAATGGGCAAATGCGTATCTTCTTGTAGTAGAGGCGCATCTTCACTCTATCATGGTCTTCTTTCTTAACCACGTGATTCTCGACAGGTATTCCCAATTGGCGGATTGATTCCTGCAGCTCTGGATAATTCCATGTGTCGAAAACTACGAACCGTACTGGGTAAGATTTGCACAACTTTAAGATGCGGTCTTTTATCATCATTGGATCTAGCTCGCGTTTCTTTGTTGGCTTAAGACGATAGAGACCATCGACAACGATCGTTCCTGCCGGTTCACCAGGTATTTGAGGTCCACTTCGCTCAAGGTGTGCAAGTGCGAAGCCAAATGCATCGAATTTCTTAGCAGGATCACCAGTTAACACCAGAGGATGTTGTGGCTTTGGCGGCAATGTGCCTTCTACGAAGAAGATTTGTAAGAGATTTGGCACTGTAGGATCAAATTGTATTATCTCAGGCTCACGATAGTAAGTTTCAAGTGTTGCCCAAGGTTGGGCTCCATAGTCTCTCCAGAACGTTAATGGGTCTCTGTCACGTTCCGATTTCATCTCTGGTGAATCGTATGCGTATTGCGGCGAAGGATTAAGCTCCCATGTTGGAGCGTGAACCCAAAGCATGTTAGAATGCTGTTTCGCTCTCGCAAGAAGTTGCATACCGATGTCATTTGCGTGACGAGGAGATGTGGTAACGATGCGCTTTCCATAGAAACCAAATGGCTGTGTGTCCTTGCTTAAAACGGAGTAAACTTGCCATGCACCACGTTGTGACTCTGTGTCGTCAAATGATGAGAGCTCGTCGAAGACTATAGCTTTGTCAGTTCGGCCTGTCATCGAGCCAGAAGATGAGCAACCGCAGAGAATGTATATGTGTTTCTCGGGAAACCGTATCTCGAGGTTGTAAATCTTCGGATGAAATTCCTGAAAGAAAGGTGATCGACGAACGACATTACGAATTCGCGAGAAGATTGTGTCGTGTGCTTGATCTTCACTTTTCGCAAGACCGATGATGAAGAGATCTGTACCTGGTTCGAGTCCATATGCAGCTGCAGGATCGGGCTTTGTCAGAAGATCAAAGGCTTCATAGAGACAGATGCGACTAGCAAGAGTTGTCTTACCGGCTTTCTTACCACAGATCATGATTAGCTCGTTGTAGAGAGGCTTGCCATCTGGTCCTTTGCGGTAGAATTCGCGCATTATATCGTTAAGCTTTGGATAAAGGTCGTAGCCACAGAAGTAGCTATGTCGGTTGAAGAACGCAGGATCTTCGGAAGCCTTTAAGATAAGTCTCATACGTTCAACGGGGTCCATAGATGATCAACCTATGTTAATGCGGGTTGTTTTGCGAGGTCTTCCAAGAATTTAATTGCTTTTTGTTTACAGTTGTCACAGAGGTCTTTCATAAGGAAAGCCGTCAGTTGTTCGAAGCGTATATTATATTGAGTGAGTTGAATAAGCGGTGCTTTCTGTAGTCGTCCTTCAAGTTCCGCGAGATCACGAATCACGCCACGGAATTGTCTAATCCAGGCTGTTGGACGGTCACGTATCGAAGGATCATCGAGAACATCGTCAACCTTTCGCTTAAGCTTGTGTATGAGTTGTTTCAGTTCTTCCGCATATTCTATCTCTTCAATCTCCTCATCATTCCGCTGCACCAGGTCAACACCTTTATTTGAAGCGCGTACCTTGTAATGATAATTATAGCATCGCCAGATGTAAGGATAGCTTACATTTAGTTCTCTTGCAGCATCTCTTAAAGACATTTGCCCTTCGAAAACCTTGCGCAATACCTTCGGCCCATTGGGATGTGTACAAACAGGACATTGTCGCGGCATATCATTCACCTTTCGATTTGCCGGCTTTAGTTGCCGTGTGTTGTGTGCAAATGTATTAAGTTTAATCTTATTTAAATAGTTAGGGGTTCCGTGACCGCAAGAGTTTCAATAATTGTTTACCTGGGGCTGGGATCTTAGGGTGCTGCAGTTTTGGAAGTGAGAAATGGGTAGGAAAATGTACGGTCGCGCGTCGTGCGATTTACGACGTAAGATTTTCGCAAAAAATCGCGTGACTTAAGAAATAAGTAAGGGGGTTTGATATATGGGTAAGAGAAAAGTTAAGAGGAATAGATTTAAGAACGTAAATAGGATATTTCGAAAGATACCGTGCAGTTCGACAATACAACCGTCAGCGAAGGAGTTGCAGCATATCTTACGAATCCAGAGATACAAACAAATCGCAAGTCTCACGAAAAATGGATTCACAATGGGAGTAAATCCACCAAAAGCCTTCCATCCAAAGGTACCAAAAACATACAACCACACGAAACCAAAAGGATGGGGAAGTGTGTACTACACAGGATATGGAAGAAGAAGATAAAGAGAAAGATAAAGAGAGAAGTATAATCCTACAAGATACACATAAGTAAACGGGTAACCACTTGCTAAATCCCAAACTAAAGAAGAAATGCGGAAGTAATGTCCGCGCATCCCCTAAAGGGAGATAGCATAAGACTGTCTCCCAGGAGGTGTTAAAGAATGAATGAGAACATTGAAATATCGGAATACAAACTACACCAAATCATTAGATACTACGAACTGAAATCGCAAGGCAACAACGTCCTTGCTGGAATCCTACGAACATGCGAATTTCCAGAGATTAACATGGACGAGTTTGAACGAGCTCTACAAGAAAGTAGAGTAAAAATAAAAAGGAGGTGATAAAGCGTGAAGAGAAATCTTCCATTGCATAGAAGGAAGAAGGTCCATCCTGGACCGATGACAAAAGCAAGAAAAGAACGATTCCACGAACAGAGAAAGAAGCGTCGAAGACAAAAGAAAACAACTGAACTCTGTGAGATTCAGTTTCCAGGAGTTTGCAAAGCTCCAACAGGCGAGACAGTGAGAGTTTACAAACGAATACGACCGAAGTTCCACCTTTAAACAAATGAGATGACTGAGCCCTGAAATGGGCTCTGATACTCAATACCGTTAGACCAAAACGTTTAAAAGAAAAGAGGTGATATGATATGTCAGGTGAAAAGAAAATGAAAAAGGTAAAGAACGTGAAGAACGTTGATGACTTCCTAGAAGTCTTCGACATTGACGGAAGTGCTGTTGAAACAACTAACGTCTACGATTGGGATACAGTGCTAGCGAAAATCAAAGAGTTCAACATACAGAAACGTAAGCCAGTGACTGTTGGAGTCGTTCATGAACTTTTCGCTAAGGACGTCAAATACCGCAACGAAGTCCGTCAATGGATGGAACGATGCGTTGACAGAGGTATTCTCATCAGATATCCACCAAGAACTCCAGGAGCAGCAGCTCCTAAGAGAGTTCTCTACGTACACGTCGAC